GTAAAACAAATCGTATATTATCCTTTCAACGCTACGTGCTGGTTGGCAGCACGAGTGATCAAAGCAATTTCAGAACGGTAGTGGAACTCGGCCTTATCCTCAGACAACTCGTTGTGTCCAAAGACTCCGCCACCACGTACCCAGTGCTCAAGCTCACGGCTGTAACCGTTAGACTCCTTGTAGTTCAACTCCAAAGCTGGTGCCTTCACACCAGTGCGAGCGTCAGCAACTTGAGTCAAAGGAATCATAGCCCCCATGAACTTGTTAGATGCTCCGAGGAGCGTAGGGTCATTCAACAACTTCCAGTCGTGCTTGTGGAAAGTGTATCCACCGCGAGAGAAGCTCTTGAATCCAAGCTGTACCGCCATGTCTGGTGAGTTCTGGAATGAACCGAACTGACCTGGGAGACCAGCAGTAACGCCTGTAGAGATACCTGAAGCAAGCATGTCATCGATAGCCAAGTCTTGCGTTCTGTTCAAGTACATAGCGTACTCAGCAGGAGCGCCTTGCTTGTCGAGCTCGATGATGATGTTGTCAAACTCAGCGAAAGAGTCGAGAGGGTTGGCGTTACCGTTGGTAACCTCAATACCTCTGGCAGCGATAGCCGCGAAGTAACCTTCAGAACCAGCAACTCCACCATTTTTGTCGGCGACAGTGCCTGAAGCAGCTGTCTTCTGACCGAAGAGCATCATCATCTCACGACGATCCATGAAGCGCTGACGAGTCTCTTGCTCACCGTGCACGTACCATCTGTAGTCACCACCAACGTTCACCCATCCGACGTTCGTCGCCTGCGATCCGTTGACAGCATACTTGTCCTTCACGATCATGAAGCTGTTGGTCCGCTTAGTGGCGGATGTCTCCATGAAGCTAGCAGGAGCCTCAGTACCCTGATCGTACATGTTACCGAGGATGATCAAGCTGTCTGTAGCTGCCCAAGCAGTGTTAGAGGCAGTTCCATCCAAACGCTTAAACACTGTGCTCTCAGAGGTACAGATAAACACCTCACCAGAGCTAGCGTTCATAACAACGGTCTGCGCGTCAAGATTGTTCTCAGGGGCCACGCCACTGCCACCAACGTCATCAAGAGCTGTACCCAAGGTAACGGTTCCCGATGCGCCAGAGGGCGATGTACCCGTCAAGGGAAGCAGTCTGTGACGACGCTCTTCCTCCCAGTACTGGACGAAATCGTTAACGCCCTGTGCCTTTGTTGCGCCAGTCATCTGGAGGAATCCAGTGATGCCCTGGTCGCCGTATGTTTTGATAAGGAGATCTCTGTTGTCATCCTTATTCATGTTCAACAACGTGTCAATCGTTGTGTATTTATCTGGAGTTAGCTCAAAGTTTGCCATTGAGCCTACTCCAGGACTTCCTACTGTAGCCATAGTTTCTTAATCTTAGATGTTAAAAGTCATTTTGTTTCCGTTACCGATAATGTTTCTTAGTTGCTCGGTAAGCGGATTAGAATTGGGTGCTTGACTTTGTACGGGAGACTTGGCTGATACGTTGGCCGCCTTTGTCACCACGCCTCTCTGACCGTCGCTCAGTCCTTGTCTGTAAACAGACGATACGATCTGATCGATGTTGTCGAGAACAGTGCGATGAGAAGACAACGTGTCGTAGTCCCAGCTTCCGTCGTTTCGTACATAGGGATCGAAGTACTCGTCAAGCTTTGAGTTCTTCTCCTTAAGTGTGGACTTGTACTTGTCATCCAATCCAAACGTAAAGGTCTTCCCGCTCCCAAGGTCAAACTCTAGACCTGTAAGCGCGTCAACCTCCTTGCTCATGTTGGAGATCCACTCGTCCGTGATGATGGGGTCGTCATCAGCCGCTGACTTCTGCTGCTGCACTGGAGTCTTGTATGAGTCTCTCATACCGTTGATAGATTCCCGTGCGGACTGTGCGTCAATCTTAAGCTGAAGCTGTGCCATCTTTACCTCCTCCTCACTGTATAGATCGGGATTGGTTTTGTACTTGCCTTGCATGAGGGTGTTCACCTCGTCAGGAGACAGGCTCGAATACTTAGAGGCTAGGTCTACACGCACCGCGCTCAGATCATCCATCTCGGTTGGATCTAGGCGTTGGTATGCAAACCAGTCCTCTGGGGTTCTACCTGTATCCTCAACGAATCTGGCGATAGCCTCCACACGTTCGTCAAGATTTTTTTGTTGTACCTCCTTCGGTGTTAGGTCATCGAATGATGTAATCTCTCTACCGAGCTTCTCGCCCATGTATTCGAGAACCATCCGATCGACGTCACTGTCGGAGAGTTGAGTTTCCTGTTGCTGTGGTTCAGCTGGTGCTGCTTCAGGGTCCACGTAGGGGGTGTCCTCAAACTGCTGAGGAGCCTCCTGTTGTGGGGACTCCTCCTGCTGAGCACTGGCCATAGCGTCAGCCGTGCTGTCAAACCATTGGATAGTAGGTGACTCTTGCGACTCCACCTGCTGCTCCACTTGTTGCTCCACTTGCTGCTCTACAGCTGGAGCTTCATTCTCTTGAATTTGCTCTTCCATTGTATTAGTATTTGTTTTCAATTATTACTCAGGGTGCTGATTGCCTGGACCTAGGTACAGTACAGCTCCGTCGGTGAGTTGATCTGCCGCCAAGCTGACAGCAGTCCATCTACCGTAGATAGTCACACCCTTGGGAAAGACATTATTGTCAGCCAAGGCTTGGCCATTAGATCCTTCATCCTGATCTGTGACAGAAAGCACTGCGCTGTCTGCAATGGTAACATCTCTATCCATCTCTAGTGTCGAGGCGTCGGTGCCTCCACTAGCATCCACTCCAACAGACTTGACCTTAGCCAAGAACGCTCCGCTAGTCGACAAGTACAAAGACTTCCCAATAAGTGAAGCCGCTGGTGTACCTGTCGTGTCAATAAACCCTGCCCCCTCCGTTGCGGTGCCACCACTACCAGTAACAGTGATGTCAGCAGTCGCATGGGCAGCGGAGCTCCTGTTAAAGAACCTGTTCGGATCTTCCGCAACTAGGATGTCGAACTCGGTGTCGCCCAAGCACTGGATAGCCACCACCACCTTTCCGTCTGGCGGAACAAAGATGTTAGCCCCAGTGTCAATAAAAGCACAACCGTGCTGACCGAAAGCCATTTGATTTGCTTCACCTGTATTAGATAGTCTTGCCATGTCTTAGTTATTTATTAGTCTCCAGATCCTACAAACGGTCCTGCTGCTGAGCTATCCAATCCGAACACGATGAACTCTACAACGCTATCAACTCTTGTTCCGTAGCACTTCAGATTCTGATCTGCTGGAACAGGGATGAAACAAAACTCACCACCACCTAGTTTGGCAACAACGTCGTTTGAGTTTGCATTGTTGTAGATGTACACGAAGTTCTCCTTCTCGCTCTCTAGATTCTTTGCATACAGGTATGCCGTCACGAGCTTGTCGTTGGCAACGTATAGATCCAGGGCGTTGTTGTGTACAGCCGTCTTCAGGACTTTGGCTCGACCAATAGCCCCACCATCAGCACTGAACGTAATGTTCGCCCCGACGTTAACGGGGGTTGGCATTACGTTAGTGGTGGAAAGAGATACCGATGCTCTTACCGTACCCATTACTCGTCAATAAACAAAGCGTACTCCAGAGTCATGCTGGTAGCAACGCTTGGTTGGATCTTAATGTCGTTGGTGTCAGCGTTAGCCTCCCAAGGGAAAAATGCCCAATCACCAGCATAAAGCTTGCCCATCTGTTCAGAGTTAATTTCGATTGTGAAAAACTCCGTAGGAACGAGGCTGATGTTTTTTACATAAATCTTGTGAGATCCGTTAGCATAAGCGTCACCATCGAACAAGATGTATTGCGCTGTGGAAGAGGTAGTCTTTCTACCGACCCCCGTGGTTTGAGTCAAACCAGTTACGGTTCCCGCCTTAGTAAGGGTAGCTGTTGAAGACAATGACAGAGCGTCACCAGTAAGGTCTGAGCTGGACAGTGTCAATGTTGCAGTTGTAGTTGCCATTTTATCTAGATGTGTTTGTTCCGCAAATATAGCAAGAATTATCTGTGTCGCCGAGAGATGCGTCTAGCCCCCCTTGGTTGACGACTATGCTGCTTACCTGCCTTGGTATCTTTCCTCTTCTTGGCACTGGTGGCAGCGTACTCTTCGTCAGACATAGCCTTGATTGCAGACTCTGGAAGATACCTTTCGCCAGTGGCGTCCTTGCCCTGTGTTGAGGGCTTCCCGCTCTTGGTTCTCCACTTCTGTGACGTCCACGCCTTAAGAGATTGCTGTGACTTTTTCAGTGCCATCAGTTCCTGTATCCCCCTCCTGCAGCCTTGTAAGCTTTGGCAAGCATCTGGGCCTTACGTGCTGACCACTTGCCCGCAGAACCACCTTTACTGCCAGCCATAATCCTGTTAAAGATCCTCTTTCTCAAACTAGGTTTGGTGTAGTTGCCAGCCTCGTTAACTCTTGACTTAGTCTTACCCATGGCTTACCTGCTTAAACTTTGCCTTTGAAACAGCCCCGTCGTGAGGCTTATAGTCTCCCTTCATCAGAAAGTATCTGCCGTTCTCCTGCATCCAGTGAAAACCAGATGGCGGATCTACAGACACAGACTTCTGAGAGATCTTAAGCTTACCCCCCTTGTTGTACTTGACAGTATTCATGACGGCTTCCACTTTACTTTGTTGGCCCACCAAGCTGGAGACAATGGTCCGCGAGCTATGTTCTTAGCGTGTCGAGACTTGAATGCTTTCCTTTGCTCAGGACTCTGGTTTGTCTTAACTCCCCTCTGCCCAAACTTTAAGTACTTGAGCTTTCCGTCTTTGTGTACAACTACGTGATGAGATTTGCCAGAACTGTCGTTTAGGCGCTGAGCACTGTTGGCCTTCCTTAGACCATGCCTAGCTAGTTTTGCGCTTACCTCTTTTTTGGTTGCCATGTCAAGACAAAGATACTTGATTGGAGTTTACTGAAGTCACAGTGATGCTGATGCCAGCAACAGAACTTACGGTGATGGTATTCTTGTCCGTGGTGGACAGAGAGACGTTAGCGCCTGTAGTTGTAGATACAGTTACACTCATCTCTTTGCCTGCGAAGATGCTTCGGACACGTCTCCGTTTACCTTGAAGACTCCCCTCAAGATTGTAGTGTGCTCATCCACTGAGTCAGTTACGGGCTTAATCTGTTGTAGGTCGTAGACGTAGCTCCCCTCTGGCACCAACCGCATCGTAGTGGGGGTGGCTGTAATTGTCAAGACCCCAGCGTCCGTTACAGAGAACTCCTCGAAGCTCACCTCCTGTACGCCGTTGAGTGCACGAGCGCCTACACCCCTGGTGCCAATGATTAGTCCGCTAGCTCCACGAGCTTTTGCCGATGCGTCTCCAGACCTCACCTGCATAGAGAATCTGTACTTATCCGTGGCAAGCGGAAGGACGGTTCCTGCTGAATCCTTTAGAGTCATAGACAGGGAGAAAGAGTCACCTCGTCTGCAAGTGATGTCAAGCCTTTCGCTTACATCTAAGTTTACCTTCTTAGCCATGTTAGATTGTTTGTTCTGCGTCCTTAGACTTTCTCTTGTCGATAAGCTTTGATTGCTCCTGAGCTTGCTTTGTCACCCTACTATCTTTCTTGGTCTCCTTGAAGACCTCGATTTTTTCCCTGAACTCTTGATCGTCAGTCTTAAAGCCAAGGGTAGCCTGAGCCCTAATCATCTCGATCTCTCTTCTGTACGTGTGCTTGACCTCTTCGAGTTGAATCTCCATCTGAGTCTTAAGCTGCATCTTCTGCTGCTCCATCTGCATCTCCATCTGCATCTCTTGCTGCTTGGCTTGCGAGGCCGCCTCTGCTGCCTGCTGCGCCTGCTGCGCTTGCATCTGTGAGTTCTGCTGTGCCTGCTCCTGCTGATCCTTTCTACGCTTGTTCCTGCGAACAACCAACAGCCTCTCTGCTTGGTTGATGTCCTTCAGGGATCTAACCGCAATAGCGTCCTCAAGGTCAATCTCTCTCTGAGCAAGTGAGGCCTGAATGTTTTGCTCCAGGTATACTTTCTCCTGATCCTCCATGTCCTTCTGAACAGTGACTCCGAAGTTAAACATAGGGAGGTCTGAGAAACCAGACAACGCCATCATGTTCTCCTTACCGATCGCGTTCATGTATATCTCCATGAGCATCGACTCAGGTGGGATGATCTGCAGGCATCTTACCACGTCGTCTACTACCTGCTTGTACAGGATAGTGGAGGCGTTGGTGATGTCGTACGTAGCGTTGTTACCAGCAGCGATAGCTTGCTGCTGCACTCCCACAAGGGTGTCACCCTTAGGTGTAGAGGCGTCCATCATCTCGTTGATTCCCGTGGTGTCACGGATCATACCGAGGTAGTGGTTGTACAGAGTAATCAGCTGATTGATGTTCCTGATGGAGTTGTCAATCTGCTGGATGGGAGGTCCTTGGAATCCACCTTCAGCGTTCTTGCTTCTGTAATAGAACACACCCGTCTGCTCGTAGATGTCGTGAAGTTCTAGCGGCTGAAGCTCTCCACCCTTACCGAGCTGTACGTTCTCAAGGCCTTCGATGTCAATGATCAATCCGTCAGGCTTAGCCTTAGCGATAGACTGCTGCAACTTGAGGTGGGTGATCTGGAGCATATCCGCAAAGCCGATACAGCTCTCAACCATACTCTTTGGTTGCATGTTACGGAGATTCGTAGCCACGGCAGAGTAAGACATTCTAGCCCTGCTGACGTCGTGCATGTTCCTAGGCACATTCGTCTTAACCCCGTAACCTACCAAGTAGTCACACCCCATGACGAGCATGCCTCCGTACACAGAGCTAATCTCAATCTTGTGTGGGCGGCGCTCAAACACACCCTTCTTAGACTTGGGCTTGTTCTCAAAGCCTTCGTAGTAGAATCCTGTGTTTCCGTGACGGCTATCCTTCTCCTCGAAGTGCATGCAGTCAACAGAGATGAACTCAAAGTCCAAGATGTCAACCATGTACTCTTCGTACCCGTACACATTCCGACCCAACGTCTGGTCGTAGTAGACCTGGTTGATTTTGTCGTAACCGTTATTAGGGTGCTTAGCCTTCTGAGCAATCTTCTTGTACTCCTCCTCCGTGAGATCGTCACCAGCAATTCTCTTCAGCTCCTGAATAGAGATAGTCTTAATGCTACCAGCGTATACAAGATCGCTAAAGTTTGGATCGTCCGTGTTGCTGTGCACAAACTTAACTGGATCAACGTACTCTGTGGTGATGCCGTAGTTGGGGTCGTTGTTTCTCTTGACCACGCTCATACCGCATGACACTAGGTCTTGTACACATCTACGGAATACGTTGTCATTGAAGCTGTTCCACTCAAGCGTCAGGTTCGTGGCGATCTGCCCAGCAATCTCAGCGTCAGTCTTGACGTTGGTATCCATTAAGATTTCTGCCTCCTCAACTGAGTCTGGCAATTCCGCAGGATCTTTATCCAGCACCAAGCCACCAGTAAGATCCTTCAGCTGCTCTAGCTGAGGCTTCATCTTGACCTGGTTCACGATACGCTGCTTCTCTTTGTTCTTTGCAGAAGAAGAGATTGGGTCGATGGCCTCCAGGTTGGGGTAAGGGTTCCTTGACAGGATCTTGTTCACCACAATCCTTGCGAACTTTGGAAGGATTGGAACTGGTGTGTAGTCTAGGTTGACCAGAGATCCGTCACCATTGTTAGGGTCCATGGACGTAAGGATCTGTGTGTAGATCGTAGTGTCCTGTACACCGTTGGCGTAGTCCCTGTTCTTTTCAAATACCTTTGACCTCTTCGAATACAAAGAGGACCTGTCGCTCATCTTACCCCACTGATTTTCAATAGCCTTGGCGTACTTCATCCCGTACTCCTGAGACATCTTCATCTCTCTCGACGCAAGCGGATCGGGGAAATTCTTAGAGTACTTCTTATCGTTATTATACATTCCTCGAAGTCAAGAGTTGGATTATCTGCAAATATAGGAAAAACGCTACCTTCCGTTAAACCTCCTCAGAAACACCTTCTCGGAAAAGTCAGAGGGCTTAGTCTTCGGCTTAGCTTTTTGAGCGGCAAGCAGGGCCAAGCCTGAACTAATTGTGAGGTCAAACTTAGTTCTGTTGTCAATCTTGTACCCTATCCAGTCCTCAAGAGTTCTGTTAAAGTACATGATCCCCATATCACCTGTCTCCCTATTGACACCCACATGATTGTGTATGTAAGACTCTATGGCGTGTGCATGAGACTGAATAACATCCTGAGAGTTTGATGGTATACCCTTGGTCTTTACGTTGGACTTCGTGGTGGAGAGGTGAGCTGGCCTATCCATTAGATAGCCATCGTAACCTCTTGATTCAAAGTATCTTGCGATGCCGTACTTATTGTTTTCAATTAAGACTGGGTACCCGTAGAAGAACGCAGCCTTGAGCACATCCTCGTAGAAGATCCTAGCCAGCGGAGGACGGGAAGCGTACTCAAGCACAAACGTATTCGATGGATACTCCATGTGGAATTTGTTGTACAGGTGAAACGCCCCCTTAGACCCACGACCATCGACGGTGGCGTCAAGGTCATAAGAGTCAACTCCCCCCACCCCCAGCTCTGCATTGGGTGCTACTCGTTTGCTATTCTCCTGCTTGGAGATATTTCTTATCTCAGTAGGTGGCATCCAGCTAACCCTAAACCTACCCTTCGGATCTGGATCGAAAAGCACCTCAGTGTCCTGATCCCCGTTCTTCCAAACGAAGTTGCCCCTGACAACAGGGTTGGGGAAGAGCTCATCGTTGTGCTGTATCTGCTCATAGATCTGACCTATGTTAAATAGGCTACCCTCTATGCTGTCCCTGAAGGCTTCATCGGTTGTGAAAGGAAACTGCCTTGTCACCTCATTGAGCTCCGAAGGATCTCCCTTCAAGCTATCCCTCTCATTCTTAAGGAACTGCTTAGCCCCCATGTATATGGAGTCACCATCGATACCGTCCACAGAGGACTCTGGTGTCTCTATGATAGGCTTGCCATGAACATCAAAGAACCCCTCAAGGGCTTCGTACGCAGGGATAAACAGCCTATACAGTCCAGTCCTAGTCCTACCGTTAGCGTTGCGCTCAGAAGGGTTGGAGTCAGCCCACAGGTCCTTGTACTGCTTACCTCCCTTGTCCATGGGGTTGACGGTACTACCGACCAAGGCCTTACCCACGATCTTTCTACCGACGATAAGACACGTCCTCTGGATACGCCAAGCGTCCCTGATGTCCGAAGGCTTCTCCCACTTACCCGCCTCGTCTAGGTACATGATGTGAAGCTTCTCTCCGTCGTAAGCGTTGTTCGTTGTGTTCTTCCAGTTGATCACCGTGTTCAAGGCCTCACCCTTGTGAGAGGTTTTATTCTTCTTAGTGATCCTCTTGCTGGGCTCTCGAAACGCTAGCTCCATACGAGGGTTGGTGGTACCGTCCTGGATTGGCTTGAAGAAGAAAGGGTAGCTCCTAAACATCTGCACCACCTTCTTCATGAAGATGTTTTCTTGTGCGTCTTTACCTGTCTTGGACTGGATACCGAGGAGTTTATCCTTAACCTGCGTAGCTTCATCAACAAGGACTGAAGCACAGATATTAGTGTATCCAGAACGACGACATTTAGTATATAGCTGGCCAATGCAGCGCGGATCAACCTCGCACGCAGCCATGTGTAGATATATCTCACGTTGGAACTCAAGATAGTTAGGATACCCTATATCCATCTTGGTCCACTGCAACATCATGTAGTGCCTACCCGTAATATATGTAGGGATACCCTTGTTGAAAAACCAAAAGCCTTCACGCCTACGGCGAAACTCCTCCTCGACATACGGACGAAACTTCTGTCTGAACTCCCCTGGCATCTCCCCCCACTCATCCATAGAACGAATCCTAGACAACTCCTTTGGCATAGAAACCCTCTCCCACAACTGCAAGTCGTCTGTACGTCCATATCCTTCAATCTCCTCTTCGGGAGGCTGAGCGGGAAGTGAAACGAGTAACTCACCGATTGAAACAACTTCACCTTGCGTACCGTTGGGGCAAAGCTTGATAACAGGTTCATCATACTCATCTATGTCTATCAGTACACTCAAAACCAGGGTTGATTGGATAGGAACTCAAGCCAGTCAAGCACAGTGACAAAACCGTCTCCGTCGTAGTCGTACGTTTTGTTCTCTGTACCAAAGGCGTTGTAGAAGCCTGCTACCTCCTGCATGAAGTCTAAGAAGTCCTGCATCAGTAAACTTGACCCCACCTGTTGCTTCGAAAGCTTGGGGCGCCAGATTTAGGGTTAGCAAGTTCCATGTACTCACCACAAGAACACTTGATCTCGTGCCGTGCCTTTCCTTCTACGAACTTGATGCTCACGCCAGAGGCATCCTTGGTCTCCCCGCAGGGACATTTGTAATTAGCCATTAGATTTAATTTAGTGCACCCGCAGGGACTCGAACCCCAAACCCTCGCCTTAGAAGGGCGATGCTCTATCCAGTTGAGCTACAGGTGCGATCGATTACCTACCCTGCCCCCTGTACTTCTTCTTGTAGTTCTTAGAGGACTTGTGGTTAGATGATTTGTTCTTGGAGTGGATACCCTTCCTGGTAACTTCCTCCTTGAAATAAGTATGTACTTGTTGCTTAGCCATTGTATTTTATTTTGAGAAACGCTCGGCAAATCCGCCAGAGTAGTCCTTCTCTTTTTCTATTTCACCATTGCTTGTCAGGTCCTTGACCATCTGCTCAAGTCTCTGCCTTTCTACGATAAGCTCCTTGCAGTCCACAGCCGTCTGCTTGATAGACTGGAGCTCAGCCTTGCGAGAGGAACCACCAGCGTCAGGATCGACAGGCTTCTTGATCTCTTCGATCATATTGTTGACAGCCACCTCCATGCTTTGCATGAGGCGCTGAGCCGCATCAATCGTTGTAAACTTCTTCTTCGACATAGAGTAAGTCTTCGGCTCTTGTTCTGTAGTACTCCTTCCCATCGATCTTAAGTCGATAGTCTCTGTTCTTTGCAAACCCTACTACGTCACCTGGCCTCACGCCCATGAAGTCTGTCTCTTCGCTACCGTACGCGAGTCTCCCCTTGGTGGGTAGCTTATCCTTCAGCTTCACGAGCTCGATACTTTCGCTATCCAGGTCATCAGGTTCCTCTACAGCCTCTAGCAATGTCCACCCACCTAGCGTCTTGATCTTACCAGTCTCTTGACTCTTGTAAGCAATAGCTTGGGAGTTGATGGCTTCGGGATTGTATCTGACAATGTAATGATCATCATCACCAGTAAGCGGCTGACCGCCCTGCATAACAACAAGGTGATGAAAATAAAGGGTGTCTCCTGGCTCCACGCCAGTGTCGTACTTGAACGGTACACATACAACAGGACCCTCGTTAACCCTGTGGCTAAACTCACTGCCCTCGAACCTAGTATCCACGTACAGCTCCTGGCCGCCGCTCAGTTCTATTGTATCCTCGATCAGCTTGTCTAGCTTGACGACGAACAGGTCGAATGTTTTCATTTCTCTTTGATTGAATTTGTTTACCCTCCTTTGTCTTTACTGAGATTTGATCGTCTTGGGCCGCTTGGTTGGCCACCGAAACGTTCTTCACCTTGTAAGACGCACAAACATAAGAAGATTCTACCTGAGATCCTCCCCACTTTGCACAATTTCTTTTCACATTGTGTAGGCAGTTGCCGCAGTTGTTCTTGTTGAGAGCCTTGACGTAGGCCTCAGGCAATGCTTCGGGGATAGCTCTTCCGCTGGGATACCGTCTACTCATCAGAAGTCTAGATCAAACTCCACCATGGATGGCATGTTGTCAATAGACTTCCAGAGCACCTGTCCGTCCTCTCTCTCGATGTACACAAGGTATCTCTTCATCTTGTGTCTATGCAGATGCTCGGCATCCATGACGATGGCAGACACGTTTCCGTCCCCCACTCTCATCCCCACGTAGTAGGCCATCCCATCCTTAGGGTTCTGTCCCACCACAATCTTTCTAATCAGTCCTTCCATTTCAATTAAGTGATATACCCAAGCCGTCAAGTAGGTCGTCTAAGTCGTCCTGATTGTGACCTGCTGGGGTAAAGGTTTGTTCCACAAAGTTAAGCACGCTGAGCATTTCGTCCTCGCTATCCATGTTGTAGCTGTAGATAGCCTTGATACGCTGCTCGCCCTCTTCGTCCTCCTCCAACAACCCCGTCACCATCAAGGACAACACCTCCTCCCTGTTACCGTAACTCTCTATGACCTTCTCAACTTCGAAGGCTAGTCGCTGCATCTCTAACAAAAACTCCTCTTTGTTCATATCTTTGATTTGATGGCAATTAGACAAGGATCCAAGAAGAGACTCTTCAGGGAGTTCTCCGTACTCAATCAAAGGTACGTCAAAAGGAACTACCTCAAGAACCTTACGTCCACAGTCAAGCGATTCTGTGTGGATCAAGACATCTACGAGAAGGAGCTGATGTTCATGCTTTGGGCGTACGACCTGGAGTTCTTTACCATCAAGCATGCGGCGGAAGGCACAAGCGTCAAGGCTAACGTGCTGGCACAGAAGACCATATACCCCCTCATGAAGGAAGAGTTCCTGTACAAGCACTTCGACAAGCTCACTCCGTCAGGCACAAGAGAGGACCACCTCTTTAGGGAGGAGACCAAGTACAACTACAGGGTTAGGTATGCGCTCACGCAAAAGGCCAGGCTCTTAGTGCAATCCTTCTACAGGGAGCTAGAGCGTTAGTCTTTAAGCTGCCTGTAATTGGCTGCAATAGCAGATACAAAGTGAGTGGTTGCCGCAAGACCATCGTACACCTTTATGTCAAGAAGCTTTCCATTTAGACCATTGCTAGCACCATCGCCGCACACCTGTGTTAAGTTAAAGTTTCCGTCATAAAGAGACTCGCTCTTGGTTGCTATCAAGTCTCCGTTGATGTTGTAGAAGAGAACATCATCATCATTCTCGTTGACAATAATTAGTGCCTCTACGTCAGATCCAAACGTGTAGCTTACAGTACTGTTGTCTGTGTTATTGGTAGGTATGGTATCCTCGTCACCACCAGGAGATCTGCTGCTGTTAGGCTCTAGTAATACACCCGCACCTCCAGCATCAATGCCATAGTGAGCGTCATTGTCTGCAGCAGTAAACAACCAAGTGTCTGCTGTGTAGTCCCCATCGACCCAGCAACAAGCTAGTGTGTATGGATTACCAGCCATGTTTACACTCGTAGATAGCGTAAGGGAGTCGTTACCATCAAACTCCATGGCAGCAGAAAATCCGTTCAGCTTTGCATTTGTAGTTCTGTCCTTAATCTTTGGCCGTTGAGCTGAGGTACCGTTGGCACCATCTCTTGTTGTCGAAGTCTTTGAGTTAGATAGCTTTGTACTACCTCCAATGACAGTGTCATTAGAAAGATCGTTTTGACCGTACACGCAGTAATGAAGTTCTAATGCCATGGTTGTTATGATTTAGGTGCTATATCTACAATTGCCGATGTTAACCCGTCAGAGTCTAAGAACCCGTCAGCCTTAAATATTACTGTCACTCTAAATTTCTGAGTCTGGTCGGCGCTAGTTGGATCTACATCAATAGCCCCTGAGGTGTTGGTGAGGTCGATGAGGGATGAACCGTTGTTATTAAGAAAACTGGCAGCGTCACTGTCAGAGGTAGCTTCCGAAACAAACACATTCGATCCAGACGTGCTGATGAAAACGTTGTAAGTGCCTACGCCTGTGGCAGCAACAGTGGATGCACCAGTAATTCTTTCAAATGTCAGCTGGACTTTTAGCTGCACAGGGGTGTCCAGAATTTGGCCAAGAGAGGTACCGCTCGAAGCACTAAACAAAGAAGCTATGTTCGTATTAAGGATACCTACAAAAAGGAAGACGTTTTCGTCATCAGGTCGGCCCTGAAGGACTATAGACGCAGGAGCATCCAGCTTAATTGGTGCAGATGGTGCACCACCATGACTTAATGATTGACCTAGTCCTAGCATTACTCAAAGATTACTTCGTAGAACGTCTTGCCATTATCATCCCTCTTAGCCTTAAGACAGCGGCCACGATTATCGCCACCGTGAACATAACTAACGTGCACCCAATCAGGATTGTCTTCATCACCAAACTCCCACACCATCTGATCAAACTCAAGGTTGTTGAGAATATACCTGAAGATGTCACCATTCGTTGTGCCCCCGTATACATCTGCATCAAGGTCGAGTGCGCGTCCCTCCATGTGCTGACTACGCTTTGAGCCACCGATCGCCTCGTTGAGCTCAGGGGAACGATAGCCGCTCGACACGTATACAGGAACTCCGATACCGTCGCGCAGAGGTTGAAATACATGCTTTGCAACGGCCTTAAGATTTTCGATAACCCATTCCTCATGTGGTTGATTGTTTACCCCAAGCCTCTTTGCCGTTTCGCTTCGGAGGCATTCCTTTAGTGATAGATTTTTTGACAGCTTCATTCTGTAGTCTTCTCTTTTCGTTTTCTACGATAGGGTCCTTTCTCTTCTTCTTTGGGTTAAAGTAATGCTTGTTCATTCACACTCGTTAACACCAAACATTTGGAAAAGAGAAACATTCACCATATCATAGTATCAGAGTTCAAAGATAAACAATTACAATCATGCGCTACACACTCATCATCCTTGCTGTCATCAGCACCACATCATTCGGTCAAACCCTCAACGACATCCTTGACGGCACCACACAACCCGACCCGTCCCTTGCGTTCGAGTCATTCATCATGCAGACGATGGTTCCGCAGAACGGAACGCCTGACGAGGTGGTGGTATGGAAGTGCAATGGTATTGACCACAACGATACCAACTGCTTCAACGACATCCTTGACATGAGTTCCGATGAGATTGATCCCGTCATGTACGCCTTCTACCCTCAGGGTCGTGACACCCTGGAGCTACCTATCTTCGAAGAAGGTGCTTACTTGATCCAATGCCTAAGCTCTTCTGGAACCCCTATGGGTGAGAGTACAATCATTATGATGAACGACAACTTCATCGACAATGGATTCGACACTGGACACTACGGGTACGAAAACGGCCTGGTCGTTTCAACCAAGCCGCTTCGTGTTGGTCGAGACCACACAGAATTTGTATGCTTTAACTAAGAGAAGCCCCGCAAGGGGCTTTTTTTTTACATGTTTCGACGAGCGGCAAGGATGCGAGGAAGATCTCTGCTTCTTTCGTAGTCGACTACACCGATACCAAGTCTTTTCTGCAGTGCGGCCATGTCCTCTCCCTCCATAGCAAGAGCCATTCTCAGTCTCCTCTTGTAATCTTCTTCCTGCATGCCTGGGGCGATGAAAGCTCCTTCACTTCTTCCAGCCTCTACACCCATAGCCCTTAGCATGGCAGGGGCGTCTTCGTAACCAAACTCCTTCATAGCAGATTTAAGGTCCATGACCCTAGGATCCCCTCCCTCTTGGGGCAAAGCGATAAACATCTTCTCACGTCCCGATATCAAACCCTTGTCATCGGGTCTGTTCTCGTAACCGCTCATCACGAAAGCTTCGCCAGGGTTAAAGGATCTTCCTCCGTCCTGATACTTTAAGGGCTTCTTTAGTACGCGATACTTCATCGTCCCATTCGTCTACGGTTGTCGGCAAAGATCAATTCTGCAGTTTCATTGTCAAATTCTGTAAGAATATTATCTCTTTGTTCGCCTGAATATTGAGAAGCAATCTGCTGTCTCAACCCTCTCCTTTTCTCAACCAAGGACATATTGTCGCTACCAAGTCTTTCGATTAGTCTACCAACTTCACCCTCCGTGGCAGGTATTCCATGAGGTCCACTTTCTCTGTAGTCCACACCCCTGCCATGCTGCGGAAGGGTGAACTTGACTCGTGGGTTGCTTCTTTCTATTTGACCAGAATAATAGCCATAAGGATCGGAAAGTCTGTCCGCTTCAATGTCGAGGTCTCTTCGGCTCATCTCTCCCGTAGCCCTTGGATCTCGGAGCATGGGGTCTGGGAGTCCCTGCTCTCTCCTCTTTAGATCCTCAATCCTTTCAAACTCCTCCTTTGTAAGGAACCCTCCTCCATCCTGATACTTCATACCCATGGCGGCTTTGTTCTTCTTCTCGAAGTGCTCAACCAATGCTTTAGGCATCTTACCGCCATCTTGGTACTCGTTAGGCTTGCGCATCATTCCGCCGCCCATCATCATGCTCTTTAATGTTCTCATGCTGTAGCTACTACGTATTCTAGGGTAATGTTTACTGCGTCATCAGCCTTAACCATGATCTTGTCAATCTTAGCCAAGCTGATACCCACTGTTCCGTTTGCTGTGATGGATGGATTTGTTGCTGTCATGTTCGCGTCCATCAGCGCGTTG